AGCGTATAAATGCTAGGAAGGGGGAGACTTTGAACTATACTTTAGACCGCCCCGCGTGACCTGCGACAATGGTCGGGTAACGGCACGTTAGCGACACCTGCTTAGTGGTGAATTGATGGTTCATCTCATGATTATAAGTACAATGTATACAGCACGAGAGCCTTTTTTGAGATTAAGCGAGAGGATAGACGAACAGCGATCAGTCTACCGTTTCCACAATGTACAGGAAACAATTATCTTGCCGAGCGTTTTAAAAGCAGTTGTCAAAATCTCCAACCCATTTAAGATTATAGTGGATTGGTGGAGAGAAGACCCCAATTATGTTGAGCGTGCGCCAACAGGGGACAATGTATTGGATATAATCGATGTAGAAGAGGAGATAGCTCCCCACATAGTGGAGGAGCACGAGGTTGATGAGAAAGGGAAGAAAATTCTTATCGGCAGAACAGCTGTGCCACTCACGCCGCAATCCATACCAAGGGTTGCGGGACAATACGCACAGCTAGCCAGATTGCAGTTTGGGCCAATGGAGAGTTCAAAAGCTAACTACTTGATGGTACGGGAGTATATCGTTCGTTTGATGACGGAGCGACATATGCGGAAAGTTGATCAGGCCAAAACCATTAGTTTTGCCGTTCAACTATCTTTCGTGCCGGACAGATATGAGTTGGCTGCAAGGGAGATGACCTTGCATCCAGAGGTCCAAGCGCGACTAAGGTCCCGCACCACACCAATGTGGACACGCGCGAGAGCGACGTGGCGACATTGGTGGGGTGCAACCGTGACCGAACCTTTGGTTCGGCAGGGTTGATGGGGCCTTAGGTCGGAACGCGGTCGGGATGTGAAAGTGGAACCCGCTATCCCAATGACTGCAAATCTGAAGGTTTTAAAGAACCTAGGGCCCACAAAGCATAGAACAGTATCGTCACTAATAGGCCTCTCACCTAGATTAGTTTATGGAGTGTTCAATGTAAATACTAGCAACGCTGTTAAATCGGTTGTTGAACGCATGCTTTTTGTGAGGGACCCCACTGGACGGTTGGTAGAACCGCCAGTGCCGAGTCCATTCACATTCTCTGACCTCAATGCAGTTTATGTTCATTTTTACAAAATAGTCAAACCTACCGCCCCATTAACCAAGGACCAATTCCTTGGGACCTATGTTGGCCGAAAGAGGACTATATACGAGAATGCATATGAAAGCTTGAGGGTTAAACCATTTAGGAAGTCGGATTCCTATATCAATTGGTTTATGAAATGTGAGAAAGTAGCCTTCACAGAAGCAAAGGAACCGGTGCCACGGGGCATTTCGCCTAGATCCCCGAGGTATCACGTACAGCTAGGTCCTTACGTAAAGAGGATTGAGAAAGATATTTACGATGTGATAGCACAGCTGTGTGGCGGCAAGACAGTGTTCAAGGGATTGAATGCTTTCGAGCGCGGCAGGCAGATGAGGCTGATGTGGGATCAATTCACCGATCCCGTGGCAGTAGGACTGGATGCAAGTCGGTTTGACCAACATGTATCCGTTGAGGCTCTGGAGTGGGAGCACAGCATTTATAAACTCTATTTTCCGCATGATAGAAAGCTCAAGGGCTTGCTGGAGATGCAGAAGAAGAACAAATGCTATGGGAACCTTCCGGATTGCCGATTAGAGTTCACTGTCAATGGGAAGCGCATGTCCGGTGACATGAACACATCACTTGGAAATTGTTTGCTAATGAGTTCAATGGTCTATGCATACGTCCATGGGTTGGGGATTACCAAGTTTCGACTTGCCAACGATGGAGATGACTGTGTGTTGATCATAGAACGCAAAGATCTGCGGAAATTAAGCAACCTCAAGGAATGGTTCCTTCGCAAAGGCTTCAGTATGAAGCAGGAACCACCCGTTGATGTGTTTGAGCAGATCGAATTTTGTCAATCAAACCCCATATGGACAGAGGACGGTTATGTGATGGTGAGGAACCCACTAACCAGTCTTAGCAAAGACTGCATATCCACCATGCCCTTACGGACAGAAAAGCTAGCCAGACGTTGGATGGCGGCAGTAGGGGAGGGTGGACTAGCTTTAACTGGGCAAATTCCGGTCGTGCAAGAGTTTTACAGCAAGTTGTTGAACTTGGGCAATAGAGACAATCCATTTAAAATGGATCAGTCCAACATGACTGGAGCACAGTATTTAGCTAAAGGCATGAAGCGGAAATATGGGGTCGTGCACTGGATGACCCGAGTGTCCTTTTGGAGGGCCTTTGGGTTGACTCCTGATAGACAGATAGCTTTAGAACAAGAATACAAGAGGAGAGGGTTTGAAACCTCTCCTGACCATGCTAACACAATCGGCGTTAGAGACTTCCCTCTCTAGCGCCGTCAAGGGGCAGCGTAGCCAATAGCAGTGAGCATGACCCACTCACGAGCGGCTAGGTATTGACGACACCTCCCAACGCAGTTGGCCTAGCAAGCCGGTCATGGGGTTCAAGTAGAAAATTGCCCAAAACTGTTACTTCAGTGCTAAACAGAATGCCAAGAGACTGCACGGAGCTCCTGGTTTATAAACATCAGATATTAAAATTACGTGTCAACCGTGGCACGCTCGATAAAATTACAAAACGCGAAAGCATAGACGAAAAATATATTAGCAAGAAAGGGAAGCAGAACTTCCCATAAAACCCATAAAATATAACCAAAATATTCTGCTGTGTACCAGTTCTACTTGGATGTACAGTCCCTCCCGCCATGAGGTATCCCATACGATGGCAAACAGAAAACAGGTACGCTTCCCGACTAAGAAGCCCAAGAAACAACAACAACAGCCAAAACCCAAATCCAAGAAGACACCATTCGGGGATGTTGGGCACATATTGGGCAATGCTATTGGTAGCATGTTCAATATGAACCTCAGCGGCCCAGGCCGCTGGTTAGGAACTGGAATAGGTTCCATATTCGGGAGTGGTGACTACACCATGACCGGAGCCCCACCAAAGAACAACGTTTTGGTCAACTCTGCTGAGATTCCTCAGTTTAGTACCACCCGCCAAACTAACGTTGTTTGTCACAGAGAATACCTCCAGGACTGGACCGGTACCTCATCTTTCCTGAATAAGGGCTTTAAGCTCAACCCAGGAGATGAGGACACGTTCCCGTGGCTATCCTCAATTGCCCAGAACTACCAGGAATACAAGTTCCATGGACTGGTCTTTGAGTTCAAGCCATTGATCACTGACTTTGTGACAGGTGGGGCTCCAGGGGTGGTGATAATGGCGACGAATTACAATTCCTCGGAGCCAATTTACACCACCAAACAGCAAATGGAGAACTCCGAATTTGCTGTTTCTGTCAAGCCCACCCACAACCTAATGCATGGTGTGGAGTGTGACTTGTCACAGACTCCCAATCCAATAAAGTATGTGCGTGACGGACAGCTCACTGCAGCTGAAGACCCTAAATTGTATGATTTGGGCGTTTTCCAGTTTGCTAACCAGGGCAGTCCCGCACAACTACTTGGAGAGATCTGGGTCTCCTATTGTGTCGAATTCTTTAAGCCGATTATCCCTGAGACAGTTGGGGGTAGTATCACTTCCTCCACGCGAGGAGCCTCTGTTGCTACAGGGGCTAACGTTTTCGGCACGATTCAGTTGTACAACAGGGGTTCTGCGGGGATTACAGTCAGTGGCAACACACTGCTCTTTAATTCCGACCCTGGCATGTACTACCTGATCGAGATCCAATGGAAATCCGCTGCACCGGTGGCCATAGCTTATCCAGCTACGGTCGCTCCAGTGAACTCGGTGTCAGCCAACTTGTTTGAGCCTACCATTTCTGGCCCTACATTTTGGTTCGCATTCGGTTCCTCCAACGGTGTAAATTCCACTAATGCAACGCTTTCAGCGTGTGTGCGATCCAACCAACTCAGTCCTGGCACTTCAGGGCTGAGCCTCGCCGCATTTGTGCTTCCAGCTGACACAGTTGAGGTGACAGTAACCCAACTGGATGTGTCGTTGTTCGAGTAAGCCCTTCGGGGCATCATAGTCACCCTGACAGAAACTGGCTTCCTCAGAAGAGGAGCACCCGTACGCTTAGTAAGGGGCCGCGTCGGCTAGACGAGCCTTTTGGTCTGGTCACCCAAGAGGTTGTAGGCGACCACCTCCAG